TACTGATACGCAAGTTCAACAGTGAACTCTTCAATCGCATCATTCGTATCGTAACTCAGATCAATCGCCGCAACATTTACAGGAAATGCTCCGCGAATCTGATATCGTTTCGTTACGTTTTCGGACTTATCAAGTTGCTCGATCAGCATATCTGCTTGATAGTCAGTTGGGTTCACCAATCCAAGATTAGCGTTATGCTCGTTCATACCGTTCATCCAACGTTCAAACGAATTCCGAACACTCATTACGGCGTCATTAAGAACCGTAATTGTCCAGTTTTCAAACGTGCGATCTCCGGCAATCTTCAACTGACGCCCCCGAAAGGGAACGTCAATTTGAGCGATAACACTGGCGGGTAACTGAGCACCCTTGACCAAGAACTGTGTCAATTCACTGTCACCTCCAGCGTATGCCGGAAAGTTGACAGTTGCCTTGAACAGATTAGGACGAGCGCCTCCTCCAATAAGTTTTGATTTAAAATCGTCTACTCCTAGTGCCATGATAGTTTTCCTTTCTTTTAACTATTTATATTACTGTTGTCCAGCAACCTCAGAAAACTCAACACCAGTACGAGTGGCGATAAAGTTAAGTGTGATGAAGTTGATCGAACGAGCGGGCTTGATGTAAATATCAGCCACGAAACGATTCGTGTCAATCACTTCTCCGGTATTATTTGTTTCGTCACAAACAACGAGAAAGTCCGTAACACCACGACGACCCTTAACATCCCGTAGGAAAGGTTCTGTCATATTGCGGAACATTGCTCGTGTGAATTCGTCATTCAATTCGAATAACTGATACTTGGAAGCAGTAGAGATTGCCTTTTCCAATACGATAAACAAACGGCGAACGTTGATACGATCAAAGGCGCTTGGTTTGCTCTGTGCAGTCTTATCACCGAAAAGGATAATTCCTTGGCCGGGGAAAGATACAAGAGGATTGACACGAGCCTTATAGAGTGTATCGCGTTGAGAGGAAGTTGGATTATAACCAAGTTTTACAACTCCACGCAATTGACCACGATTGTATCCAGCAGGCGAGAACCAAGGTTCTGCGACATCATCAACGTTAGCAAGAAGACCTGCAACATGACCAGCCGAACCAATCCAACGATTGACATCGTTGTACTTGTCGTATACGTACACTGCGGTGGATGAAAGAATTCCATAAGAACTCGAATTAATTCCATCTGCCCAAGTTTTAGCGTTTGTTACGGCAGTCGAAGCAAGTGCTTGAAGTGCGGTTCCACTTGTACCCGTAGTAGGAGGAGAAGCAACTGCAACACAATCCTTACGAGAAGCCGCAACAGCGAATACTGCATTTGCAGCAGCATATCCTACCGCAGTAGAATCAGCGGCTGTGGGTCCGATTAGAATATTTACATCCAACGTTTCGGCATCTCCAAAAGCAGTCGTGTATACAGAGGACATTTCCGTAGTAGTTGGTGCTGTACCATCATCATCAGTACCACCGGATAGATTGAAATTACCAATAATGGGAGAATCCGTTATGTCAATTGTATCTGCTCCAGCCCAAATGTATTGTGAAGAAACCTCTAAAACATCTTTATAATATTGAGAAGTTCCGTCATCAAATTTATCTCCAGACGTTGCGGTAAGATCTTTAAAAACCTCTAAAACGGTATTAACAGTTCCGGTAATAGTACCAAGTCTATCGATAACAACAATATGAAACTCATCTGTAATACCAGCCTCAGTGCTGGGCGTTTCAACTGCATCATTTGCAGCCTGAGCTATACTCAGCGGTGAATTGTTATGATTTTCATTAGTTACAACAACTACTTGAAGAGAATTTCCGAGAGCGCCTGGATACTTAGCGATAAAGTAAGTATCGTTGCCATCAGGAGACTCATCGACTACTTTACCAGATATCTGATAATCAGTTGAGTTCTTAATTTTAAGACCAGTTTCCGGACTTGCAAAAGCGTTGTTTCCGGTGTTCGTTGCATTATATCCACCAGCATCATACCGATAGACGTTCAATGCGTTTCCGTATTGTAAAAAAGCGGAGGCTTGAAACCACTGCTTGTATGTATTGTCGTCTGGTTTACCAAAATTGGCAACCAACTCTTTTTCGGATCCAACACTAACAACTTCCTCAACGGGGCCCCATTTGAAGTGACCAACGATACCGCCTATCGAAGTTGATACTGCCGGGATCACGTTCGTCAAGTCAATCTCGTTGACATCGACGCCAGGTGATACTAAAAATCCCATGCGT